ATTGCGTAAAGCGCAAGAATAATTTGCACGTAGCGCAATTACGGGGATGTAAAAAAAGCCACGCATAGTGGCTTTATTTGTGAGGCGTGAGTTTATCCGTGCCGTTTGATGGCTTGGGACTGGCTGATCATGACCTTGCCATAAATATAAAAGCGGTGCTCATTCTTTTTGTCGATGCTCCACTCCCTGTATTTTGGATTGTCAGATATCACCAACAGCTGATCGGGTATCATCTGCAGGCGTTTAACGTAAATTTTCTCGTCAAAGCCAAACACATAGATGCCATCGCCGTCGAAGTCGTGGATTGTGATATCGACAAATATCAAATCGCCGGGCTCGATAGTGTCTGCCATGCTATCGCCACGAACGTTGATAACTTTTACGCCATCGGAGGGCCGACCACCGAACATGGATAGGGCTTTCTCATGGCTGTACTCAATAGCGTGTATAACGTCTATTACGTCGCTTCCCTGGATAAATCCTGCGCCTGCACTAGCTGCAATATCAAGAACTTCAACCCTAAACACATCGACACCCTCTACAGATGAAGAATTATCGTTACTGTTTATACATACAGTAGACTGAATGTCTGTCGAGGTAAAGAGATCGGCAATGCTAACGCCTAAAGCTTGAGCTAATCGGTTAAGTGTTTGTTCTGTAAATTGCTTTTGTTTACCCGTCTCCAAACGGGAAATATTGGCAGAATCAATCTCTACGGCATCAGCAAGATCCGCAATTTTCATCTTCTTCGCCAGGCGAAGTTGTCTTACACGGTTTCCAATGTTCATGCGTCCATTACATGTATTTTTTGCGTGTTGTGCAAAGCGACTTGCGCAAGCATCCGGCATGAAATAATATGCGTATTACGCAAATACAGGAGGCATTATGCAATCACCGCTAAGAAAATTGCGAAAGTCGCACGGCTTTACTCTTTCGCATGTTGCTGCTGGTGTTCAAATCGATCCCGCAACATTAAGCCGTATCGAACGATGCGAGCAGGTTCCCTCAGTTGAGTTGGCCGAAAGACTGGTCAACTTCTTCCAGGGAGAGATTAGCGAGCTTCACATTCTTTACCCAGGCAGATATGAGCAAGCCGAACCGCTCACTTCAATTCCTGCAAAACAACTCTAAAACGAAACGTTCATTCAGTTAACTACCAAAGGAAAAAGAACATGGTAGGACAAAGCTCTAAACAGGCAGATTTGAAGAAAAAACTGAACCTGAAGGAAATTAGAAAGCTTGAAAAGCTCTTTCCCGATTCAGTTCATCTGGATGAAAAAAACCGGGTGGTAATCCTCAACGGCTGGACACTTTCAGAAAAATTTCCAGATTCCATAGGCCATGAGAAGGAAGGCCAAAACATCGAAAAGGATTCCAATGGGCTTCGGGCTCCGGGGATATCCAGAAATTGTGGCTTCAACACGCCCATAAGCATCGTAGCTGAGCATTTCTTGGTAGGGATGGTTAATCCACTCACCAATGCCCCAGAAAAAAACGCCCAAAGAAACGAGAGCAGTCGGAACCGCAGGGTAGGCAGAAAGAAGACCAGTCCCATTAACCAAAAAAACGAAAGCTCCAGCAACGATCAAAACCTTGTACCAGTAATCAAGGGCCAACTTAGAAAGAGGGTTATTCATTTTTTTCGCCGCTTTATGACTTAAAAAATCATTTTAATTGAAGGGTTAGCATCATGGTAGAGCAAAAACAAAGTTTGAAAGACGTGGTAAGGGCGATGTGCAAAGCGTTGCCGGGTGGCCGTGAAGCAATGGCTGGTGCGCTGGGCATGACGATCACTCAGTTCAATAACAACCTGTACGAAAAGAATGGCTGTCGTTTCTTTGAAGTAACCGAGCTGGAAGCGATGGAAGATATTTCAAACACCTCCCTGGTGGCTGATTACTTTGCTAAGCGCCGCGGTGCCCTGCTGGTGGATGTGCCGAACCTGGCGGATCTGGATCGTGTTGACCTGTTTAGTCGGGCAACGCGGACAGGTTGATCAAATTATTGAGCAGACGCTCGAAGATGGAGTGATTGAAAAGCATGAAGCAGAAGAAATTTTATCCCACCACCGCCGCCATCTGGCTGCGCGTGAAGAAGAGATCCGCGCCATTGTCGCGCTGTTTGGTCGCAAAAATAAGTGACGCCCGCGAGTGTGCAGCTCCGGGCGTCGTGGCGTTTTATGCTTCGTGGAGAAACTAACGCATGAACAGTTTAAACCGATTCAGGCCAGCTAAGCAATTTCGTTGCCGTCCGCTGGTGGGTAATGCCCCGTTCGGCTATGACGAAATATTACGTGCAGCAGACGGCAGCCACAACTACCAGCCAACTGATGAACTGGTAGGCGCATTTTCGGCAATGAACGAGAAAGGGCGTGATGAGTGGAAGAACTTGACCGGCGGTACCGGGATCACCGGGGGATTGAAGTGCACGTCATTGGTTATGACCGGGAAAAGCGGCAGGTCATCTTCATTCGCAGCGGTTACCCGCATGAGTGCATGCAGCCTGTTGAGCGGTTCCGGGAGAGATTCAGAAGGGTGGAAGGATGAGCACTAAATTAACCGGCTACGTCTGGGACGCATGCGCCGCATCAGGCATGAAGCTATCCAGCGTGGCGATTATGGCCCGACTGGCTGACTTCAGTAACGACGAGGGTATCAGCTGGCCTTCCATCGGCACCATTGCCCGTCAGATTGGCGCGGGCGAAAGCACCGTGCGTACCGCGATTGCGCAGCTGGAAAAAGACAACTGGCTTTCGCGTAAACAACGCCGCCAGGGAAACCGTAACGCGTCGAACGTGTATCAGCTGAACGTGGCAAAGCTCCAGGCCGCTGCATTCTCTCACCTGTCAGATTCTGACCCGTCAAATTCTGACGCATCAAAATCTGATGCATCAAAATCTGACCCCTCAAAATTTGAGGCATCAAAAAACAGCGCTGGCGTCAGTTTTGACCCGTCAGAATCTGGCGGGGATCCGTCAGTAAAATCAACTACAGATCCACAAGTAAAACCAAAACCCTCTTGTCAGGTTGCAGGGCAACCCGACCGTGAAGTTTTAATCACTGATCAGGCCAAACAGGTTTTAACACACCTGAACCAGAAAACCGGATCCCGGTACCAGGTCTGCAAATCCTCACTGGAGAACATCCGTGCCCGGCTTGGTGAGGGCTTTACCCGTGAAGAACTGGTTCTGGTTGTTGACTACAGCACAGCGAAGTGGGGCGAGGATCTGAAAATGGCGGAATACCTCCGCCCGTCAACCCTGTTCCAGCCATCGAAATTCCCTGCTTACCTCCAGTCGGCCACGAAGTGGGAAAGCGCCGGGCGCCCGGTTCGTGAAAACGGGCAATGGGTCAGCACAATGGTTGCCCGGTCCAGCTATGACAATGTCGATTACTCGCAGATTCCTGAGGGGTTCCGGGGATGAATAACATTTCGAAGGTACTGGAATACATCAAAAACAACCCAGGCGTTTTGCCCTCAGAGGTCGCTGCGGCACTGCCCGGTATTAACAAAAGCACCGCATTCGGAGCAGTCGATAACCTGTGGCAGACCGGGAAAATTCAGCGGTTCGAAAGCGCCGATGGCTTCCGCTATCTGGTTGATCAGCAGAGCGTTAGCAGTAACAGCGCACTGGCAGCACTGGAAAAGCGAGCCGTTGAGTTGGAAAAGAAACGCCAGTGGCGGCGGGCTGCAACTGTCTGGCTCCAGGCATATGACTTGGCGATCATCAATGCAGATCGCGAAAGGTTCCGTAAACGCCGGGCGAGCTGTTTAACGGGAATGACCAGGGGTAAACCGGATAGCGGTCAGGTTTCCGGTCATTATGTGGGAGATCGCTAATGAGATACGGTTCTGTATGTCGTGATATTGAAGCGGTCAGTAACTTCAATCTACCTCAGGTGGTTAGCTTTTCCGGCGGACGTACGTCTGCTTACTTGGTCTATTTAATGGAGCAAAAACGTCTCGCCGGTGAGAATGTTCACTTTATTTTCATGGACACTGGTGCAGAGCACCCTGGTACATACCGGTTTATCCGCGATCTTGTTGAGTGCTGGGGCATTCAGCTGGTCTGTCTACGTGTGGTGGTCAATCCAACCTTGGGGCAGGGTAATAGTTATCGTGTAGTTTCTGTATCTGAAATTGGTCCAGACCTCCAGCCAATGCGCGATATTTGTGAAAAGTATGGTACGCCTTACGTTCATGGGGCGTTCTGCACGCGGACCATGAAAATGGAAGTGTTTGAGCGTTACTGCAAGGACACCTTCGGTAGCTATCACACCTGGCTGGGGATTCGGGTAGACGAGCCGCTTCGCCTCAAAAACCGTGATGGCGTTAGCTATTTAGCGGAGATAAGCCCCTTTGAAAAACAGGATGTTCTGGAGTGGTGGAAAGATCAGTCTTTCGACCTTGGGATTCCTGAGCACTTGGGTAACTGCGTTTTCTGCGTCAAAAAAGGCATCAACAAAATCGCTCTCGCCGCCCGCGACGAGCCTGAGCTCGCCGCTGATTTTTGGAAACTGATCAACGATCCTTCTGTGCGCGTAGTAGAACGCAGGCAGCAAGAAAACAAAATCATGTATCGCGGCAACAACTCGCTCGAAAGCGTCATCGCGCTGTTCGCCGATCATACCAGGGAGGAGATAGTCGCGACGATTCGAAACAAAGGTGGACTGGAGGCTGGATCATGCACGGAAAGCTGTGAAGCCATGCTATGCGAGGTCGAATCTGATGACGGAGCGCCAAAAGAGCCTCTCGCTTCGCCAACAGCGCCAGCGGCACGCACCTGGCAGCGTCCGTTCCTGAAATGGGCTGGTGGCAAGTACCACCAGTTGCCTGATATTGATCGCCTGATCCCTGCCGGCCTGCGCCTGATTGAGCCGTTTGTGGGTGGTGGCTCTGTGTTCATCAACTCCGATAAGCACAGCTCCTTCCTGCTGGCAGACGTCAACGCCGACCTGATCCATCTCTATCAGATGCTGGCCGTGACACCGGATGCAGTATTGCGGCACGCACGCCGACTGTTCGGCACCATGAACAGCGCCGCCGGTTATGCCGCCGTTGCGGAGGATTTCAACGCGCAGCTGCTGGGCGGGCCGGAGCGCGCCGCCGCTTTCCTGTACCTGAATCGCCACTGCTTTAACGGGCTGATCCGGTACAACCTGGCAGGTAAATTCAACGTCGGCTGGGGTAAATACCCGAATCCGTATTTTCCTGAGAAGGAGATCGCGACGTTTACAGCGCTGGCGCATAACTGCGTATTCATGAGCGCGAGTTATCGCCGCACACTGTCACTTGCTGGCGAGGGGGATGTCGTTTACTGCGATCCACCTTACGAGCCTTTACCAGGTACCAACGGTTTCACGAACTACGCTCCCGGCGGGTTTAACTGGGACGATCAGGTCGCGCTGGCAGAGTGTTGTGTTGCCGCCCACCAGCGCGGTGCCGCAGTTGTGATCAGTAACTCCAGTGCACCTCGTATCACCGAGCTTTACGCGCAGCATGGCTTCACGCTGCATCACGTTCGCGCCCGCCGTTCAATATCCAGCAAAAGCAGCACGCGTGAAACCGCAAATGACATCGTTGCAGTTCTCGGAGGGATGAGCAGTGGGAAATAAACCTTTAACCGTTCGCCAGCGCGAAGTGTTCGATCTGCTGGTGGCTTTCCAGAAAGAGCACGGTATACCCCCAACGCAAAAAGAGGTTGCCACCCTGATGGGGGCAGCTTCAC